GTGGACGGGGAACCGAAAAACGACCTATCAACGGACGGATTGCAAAAGATATTGGATTTGTTCGCCGAGGTTCCGCAAAACGAATTGACCGCCCAATTGGAAGCGGTCAAAAAAAAAATAGATGAGGAATTGCAATTGTATTTCCCCCGGCTGTTTGACGATGCAAGCGTAAAGGAGTATTTCGACGAATTGAAACGACGCACGATGTTAATTTTGGATGCCATTATTGACGGGGATACAGACGACCGCCGGGAGCAAATCGAACGGATAACGACCGAGTTGTTGACATACAACAAGCCGCAACCGTTCAACGGGTCGGAAAGCATGGAAATACAGTACGACAAACAGTTTGAAAATATGTGTTTGACCCTTTCCCAACATTTGCACGTACCCAACCCGAAACAATATACAGTTTTGGAGTATTACAACGCATTTGAGAGGGTCAAACAGATGTTCAAACCAAAACCGGGACAAAAGGCGGCGAAATAAAGCCAAATGCGGCGTTATTTTATTCAAGTGGATAAAGTGTATTGCCGAGGAATTAAAATTGAACAGCGGGCAAATTTCCCGCAAATAACAACGAAATATATAACGACGTTATGGCAGACAATAACAACCCAATCAAATATTCGGATTTGGTAAAGCCGGACGATAGTATTTCAAAGCTAATCGCCCAATTAGACCAATTGAGTGATGCGTATATGAATACGTTGAACAATATCAAATCGGAGGCAATAACCGTTAAGGCGGCATTGCAGGGAGTAAGCGGGGCGACCGAAAGCGGACGTAAGTCCATACAGGGGGCAACGTCCGACGCCGACAAATTGGCGAAAGCCGCAAGGGAGGTACGTTTTGCGGAAAGCGAGAACGCAAAAACGTTGGCGACATTAAACCAAGCCCGCAAAGAGGCGAACGAATTAAACAAACTTATCGTCCGCCGTAACCAAGCCGCCGAGGGTTCATATAACAAGTTATCGGCGCAATACTCAATCAACAAAATATACCTTAACAACATGACCGTTGAGGAAAGGGAGGCGACCGAGGAGGGGCGCAAGTTGGTTGCAGAAACAAAAGCGATTTACGACGAAATGAAACGGTTGCAGGAGGCGACCGGGAAAACGTCGTTAAATGTGGGTAACTATTCCGACGCCGCAAAAGGATTGACGACACAGATAGAGAACCAAACAAAGCAATTAGCATTGTTGAGGTTGGAGGGTAAGCAGGGAACCGCCGAATATCAAAATTTGGCAAAGGAAACCGCCGTATTGCGTGATGCTGTTAAAGATGCGACAAAGGAAATTACCAACATGGCGTCCGATACGTCAACCTTAGATAGTGTGTTAGGATTGGCGGCGGGGGCGTCCGGTGGGTTCGCCGCATATACCGGGGCGTTGGAATTGTTCGGCGGGGAAAGTGAAGCGGTCGAGGAGGCACAAAAGAAATTGCAAGCCGCCATTGCCCTAACAACGGGCGTACAGGCGATACAAAACGCCGTGCAAAAGCAATCCGCCCTTATGTTGGGTATTTCCCGGATACAACAAGCCGCATTAACAAAAGCAAAAGTTTACGACCGACTTGTTACCATGCAGGGAACAAAGGCGACGTTGGCGGCAACCGTGGCGCAAAAGGCGTTCAATCTTATTGCGTCCGCCAATCCATACGTTTTGTTGGCGGTTGCTCTTATTACGGTTATCGGTGCGTTGGTTGCTTTTTCGTCCGGGACGAAACAAGCCGCCGAACAACAAAACCGCCTCAATGAATTGCAAAAGGCACATTTGGATTATTTAGATATAGAAGCCGGGAAATTAACAACGGTATCAAACGAGCGTATCCGGGCGTTGGAGCGTGAATTGCAGATTGCGCAAGCCCGTAACGCCGGGACGACCGAGATACGAAAGATTGAGGACAAATTGGCTGCAGAACGTCGCCGGGCAAATGCCGAGCAACGGGGATTTTATGCGACCGAGATAAAAGAGTTGGACGACAACCGGGCGAAATTGGAGCAATACCGCAAATCGCTTATTAAACTGAATGAGTTAAAAGCGCAGAGAAACAAAAAAATCGTTTGGGACGTCGAGTTGGACGGCAATATTGAAACGTATAAAGTTGACGACGCAATTAACATTGCACAGGCGAAAATAGACAATTACGGGCGCATGGTTGATATTGCCGTGAACCTTACAACCGAGAAATCGGATTTGGATACAGCCGACGCCGTAACCGCCGCCAAGCGTCAACAAGAACAAAAGGACGCATATAAAACCGAGTTGGATTTGTTGCGCAAAGCCGAGGACGCAAAAAACGCCCTTATCCAAAACAGTTACGACCGTCAACGGGCAACGACGCAAGCCGCCAACGCCCGGCAAATTGCGGATTTGCAATACCAATTGAAAACGGATGCCAATTTGACCGCACGGGGTCGGGCGGCAATCAACGCCACAATCGTTGCATTGCGTCAACAACTGACAAACGATTTAGTCGATTTGGAAAACCAAGAACGGGCGCAAATCCTTTCCGCCCGGCGTGCTACACAGGACGCCGAAATTGCGGCAATGGTTGAGGGTTCGACCAAGCAACAGGAACAATTGCGGGTACAGTATGAACGCCAAATTGAGGACATACAAACCCGGTTGGAAACGGAACGGGGATTGACCGAGGAGCAAACCGCCGAATTGAATAAACAGTTGTTGGCAATCCGTCAACAATATGCAAATGACGTGGCAAAACTCAACGACCAAATCAATATCGACCAACTCAACAAAGAGGCAAACGCAATACAATTGCGGTTGGATGCCGTCCGGGAGGGTTCCGCCGAGGAAATCGCATTGCGTACCGAATTGTTGCAGAAACAACGGGCGTTGGAGTTGGCACAAAATAGACAGTTAGCCGCCGACGTCCGCCAATCCGAGGCGGATATAAACGCCAAATGGGATGCCGAGATATTGAAACAAACAACCGAGTTAAACCAACAACGGGCGTTAATGCTTTTCGACCAACAACAAGCGTTGGCGCAATCGGAGTTTGATTTATTGCGTAATTCCGAGGCACGCAAAACACAATTTGCGTTGGCGGCTGAAAAGGCACGTTTGCAAAAGATTTTGGAGTTGAACAAAACGGCGGGCGTCAAAATGACCGACGAACAAGTACAAACCATTCAAAACACTATTGCCAAAATCGACCAAGAAATACAGCAAAGCAAGGGCGACGAAAGGGGCAACGATATATACGGATTGTTTGGGTTGAATTTGGACGACGACCAAAAGGAGGCAATAAGTACGTCCGTATCGTTCGCAATGGAACAATTGCAAACCTTTTTGGATGCCAAGTTAGCCGCCGCCGATGCCGCCGTTGCCGCCGCTGACAAAGAGGTTGACAGCGCACAACGGGCGTTGGACGCCGAGTTAGCCGCCCGTGCTAATGGGTATGCGTCAAGTGTCGTACAAGCGCAAAAGGATTTGGATTTGGCACGTAAGACGCAAGAAAAAGCGTTAAAAGACCAACAGAAAGCCCAAAAGCAACAACAGGCGATACAGACCATACAACAAATTGGGAACCTTGTAACGTCAACGGCTTTAATTTGGTCGCAATTGGGGTTCCCGTGGGCGATACCCGCAATTGCGATAATGTGGGGTTCCTTTGCCGCCGCCAAGATAAAAGCGGCACAAATGACGAAATCCAACGGCGGTAACGAAAGTTACGGCGACGGTACGGTTGAGTTGTTGGGGGGTGGTTCGCACCAATCCGGTAACGACGTTGATTTGGGAACCAAGCCGAACGGAACCCGAAGACGTGCCGAAGGCGGGGAATTTTTCGCCGTGTTCAACAAGCGTAATTCGCGCCGTTACCGTCGTATTATCCCGGACGTTGTTAACGCATTGAACCGGGGTATATTTGAACGCAAGTACATGAACGCATACAAAGAGGGCGGCGAATTTACAATAAACGTATCGCAGAATAGTCCGGATATGCGGGATTTGCAAAACGATGTTCGGGCAATCCGGGAACAAAACGCAGTCCGGTATTACACAACCGCCGACGGTAAAACAATAATGATTTACAAGAATTTAAAACGAACAATCAATTAACGTTATGAATCCGAAATACAGATTTTATCTAAATGCAGGTAGGGAACAGGTTTATATATATGAGTATATAAAGACCGGATTTTATCACGGGATGAACGGTATATATGTTCCCCCCCCCGGAGGCAATAGTTATAAATGTATTATATTGCCGGCTTCCGTAGGTGAATACATAGTGTATAAAGATGGGGTACAACAAACAGGTGTGCGTATGTTATTTTTGACTTCTGATACCACAGGAGGGGTGTTAGGTAGTTCGTTGGATGGTCGAGGTGTTGCGCCGGAAGGGACTAATTTTATCGCTTTAAATTTTTGGGCTAATTCATCATCTGCACCACCGGAGGGTTGGCAATATTTTTCGGATGATGATTTAAAACAGATTGTTTTAGATGAAGCAGGATGTCGTAGAGTAAACCCTATATATAAAGACGATTTAGCAAAGGAATTAGAATTGGAAACCGGTCAACAATTCTATCGTGCTAAACTATCCGGAAAAATTAATTTTGTTCGAGATGATTACGATTTTATAAACGATAAATCCTTTGATACGGAATTTATATTCAGGATTGAGCAAAGCGACGACGGCGGGTTATCGTTTTTCCCATATTACACGGGTAAGTTTATGAAAACGGATTGCGAGTGGAATGAGGACGATAAAAAAGTTACTGTACAGCCGGATGTTTACGACCAATATAACGATGTGTTGGCAGGGTTAGAAAAGGAATATAATTTGATCGAGTTAGCACCGCAAATAACACAATTGAATTATAAAAAACGTCCCTTAATACAAATATATATCCCGGGTGACAGTGTCGTTTCATGTTTTTTGTCCGGCATGTACTGGGAGCAAGACGCTAACGTTATAACAGATCGTAATGCACTTACAAATACATATTATTTTGTGTTGTGCAATCTATTAAAAGAGATCAATGTGACGGGTTCCACCAATCCTAATGTAAATGGATTATATTCCGGTAGAATGACGAACCAAAATAATGTATTTACCGGTGATTTGAATCCTAATACTGCAAACGGATATTATATTAATGTGCAACAGGTTTATGTTGCACCATTTTTTAGTTCAGCAATAGTGGAAATACGGAGAAGGTCAGACGGTGTAGTGATGTATCGTTATACTGCTTCTATTTCGGGCACTTCTTGGGACAATGCGGATTTCGATGCCCCTGCTGTTGCCGGTTCAGGGGCTACCGGTTCGGCTCATTGTGAAATGGCAACTTATTCCATATATGCTCGTTATTTATGCGATGTTGAAAAAGTAGGAGATGTAGACACCCACCCGTTACCTGCCGATGATATTGTAGAAAACAATCACAATTATCATCGGGTTGTTGGATATGGGATTGATGTAGCATATATATCAAATCAAAGTTCCACGGAGCCGTCACAATGGGGTATGCGGGACGATGGAACCTATTTTATGCCGCCTTATTCTATATCCGGCGATATATTCTATCCTATTGCCCGATCAACGTGGCGGTATGCGTCTATATGGTTTGCGTTTTATCTTGCTGATTGGTTAGTGGAAGAAGATGCGCGATCTCCTTATACGTTAAGAGACGTAAATCCTATATCGTCTGTTATATCTGTATTGCTGCAAAAAATTGCGCCAGGAATTACGCACGAAGGAACCGAGGAATACAGCCGTTTTTTATATGGAGCAAATCGCCCGCTTGGTAATTATAATTTTACATTATTACTAACACAGAAAACCAACGTAACAAATGGCGATTATGATCGTCCAGCACAAAAGGCCCCGATAACGTTACAGCAAGTTACAAATATGTTACGGGATTGTTTCCGGTGTTATTGGTATATTGAAAACAACAAATTTAAAATCGAACATATCCAGTTTTTCCGCAATGGCGGTTCATATAATTCGGCAAACATTGGAGTCGATTTAACCAAATTGCAAAATATACGTAACGGCAAAAATTGGAGTTTTGCAAAAAACAGTTGGTCGTTTGATAAGGTTGATATGCCAGAACGATACCAGTTTGAATGGATGGACGATGTTACGGAACCTTTTGAAGGAAGCCCGATAGAGGTTATAAGCAAATATGTAACGGCCGGGAAAATTGAGACAATAAATATTTCCAATTTTACTTCCGATATAGATTATATGATTTTGAATCCTGGAAGCGTATCGGACGATGGGTTTGCGCTTTTTGCAGCGGTTAAAAACGGTAACACATACGAATTGCCTTTCCTGGATTTTAGTTTTGGAGCAGGTAAATTAGTACTACAAAACGGTATATTAGCAATGAGATATCTACAACCAACTTTTTACATCTACGATTTGCCTGCTTACAACGTTGAAATAAATGGATCGCAAGTACGCGCTTTGGGGATAGACCGTAAAAAGAAACAAACGTTGAATTACCCAAGTATAGACGACCCTGATCCGATGCAACTTATAAAAACTAAGTTAGGAAACGGGCAAATTGAAAAAATAAGTATAAATTTGTGTAGCCGCATGAACAAACTAACTTTGAAATATGACACCGAATAACAATTTGTCGGTATTGCCGTTTTACCCGGACGAAAAATACCAAGACTTCCGCAAGTCTTACGCATACGGGGACATATACCCGTTATTTACACCACCAAACAAGTTGCCGCCGTTTCAGATTGTCCGCCCAACGTCGGCGGTATGGAACCCAACGGCAATAATCCGGCGGGTCAATAAAACGGGGTTGATTGGGGACGTTGTGTTGGACGTTACCCAAACATTATTGCAGGGCGGTTTACGGGTCAATCGCTTTGCCTCTTTGGGTTATGACGTTATAAGTTATCCCGGTATATTGCCATTCCCAAAGAACATGGAGCAGGGGCAATTTTATTTGGGTTTTCACGACGGGGTAAATCGTTCCGTGTCGGACGTATTTACAGTTGCTTACGGCGTCGAAAACTACATGAAAATTGAATGGTGGGACGCCGATAACATGACGTTTGAAAACGGGGCGATTGATTACCAAGTGCCGTTTAAAAATGTATTGTATCTTCGCGCCGAGTTAGGAAAGCCGGAATACATTTTTGAGGAGGAGGGCGAAGATAGGGACGGTTTTTTCTTTCCCGAAAAGCAGTTGAGCGAAAAACGTTACCGTTTCCAATTCCTTGCGCCGGAATACCTTTGCGACGCAATGCGAGTTATCCGAATGGCGGATTATGTACAGATAACCGCTAACGGGCAAACCTATAATTGCGATACGTTTTTGATTACGGTAAAATGGCAAACGCAGGGCAATTTGGCGTCGGTTGAGGCAGAATTTGAATGCGACACAGTAATTAAAAAGATTGGGCGGGGTGTCGTGCCGACCAATTTAGGCGATTTTAACGACGACTTTAATAACGATTTTAACAATTAATATTATGGCGAATTGGTCAAATTTGATTGCGGCAATAAACGCAGTCATTAAAACAAACGGCAACCGGGCGATAACCGGGGCAATCCTGCAAAACGTGTTGGATACAATGGTTACGAATTTGGGAACAAACGCCCAATATGGCGGGATTGCAACCAAAGCAACCAACCCCGGCGACGTTGACGGCAATGTGTATTACCTTGCAACCGAGGGCGGCACATACACAGGGTTTAACAATCTGAATGTTGACGGCAAAAAATTGACGTTGATATATAACACGGCGTCCGGTTGGGCGAAATTGGTATTGGATATTCCAACCGCCGGGCAATTCGACAAAGTACAGGCGTTAAGCCAATTCGGGTACAATTGGAATTTGTACGACCCCGCAACCCGATTGTTGAATACAACAATTGATGCAAGCGGAAACACCGTTGCAGACCCTAATTTGGATACGTCGGATTATTTCCCGATACGCCCCGGCACGTATGCGTGTGCGCCCGGAGCGGGACAATTGCGCATATATACCGCCGCCAAATCGTATATCGGTCAAGTGCCCCGTTTGCCCGTAACAACAGGCGAATTGGAGCCGCCCGCAATATTTCAAATAACTAACACAACGGCGGCATACGGTCGTATTGTTTTGGGAAAACAGTATGCCGAAATTGCAACGTTTTGTCGTCGATTGGTTCCAATGGAATACGGTATTAGCCAATACGCAAGCCCCGCAATGGAACATAACATTGCCAATACGGTTGGATTGGCACGGGTTAAAATCCCATTCCGATTGGCAACTAATCAGCAATTGCCGATGATTTTAAACGGCGAAAGTATCCCAATTGGAGATTTTACCCGTGATAATACGGATTATATCAATGTAACCCAATTATCAACCATTACGATAAAAACAAAGAACGGGAAAAAAATACCGCCTGTTATTTGCTTGTATCGTAGCGACTTTTCATATATCGGTATGGTTGGAAACCCGGATGGTGCGGAAACTGAATTTACGTGCGATTTGACCGGACGGGGTGCGACGTATGCGATATTTCTATTGCGTCGAACCGTAACAATACCCAATGAAAATGCGGCAACGTATGACGTTGAAATTACCGGGACAATAAACGGGTCAACGTATGAAGTTTTCAAAACAGCACAACAATTGACGCCCTACAATGTGTCGTTTACAATTGTACCCAATCAGCAACCGCCCGGAACGGCTATAATACCCGATACCGAAATGGATAGAACGGATTTTATACCAACCGAGGGCGTCAAGTCTTTTAAAATGACAGCCCCCGGCGGTAACGTTATTGGTGCGGTAGAGGCATACCCTGCAAAAATGACCACAGGCACAACGGTTGGAGCGTATGATAATTATGTACCGGAGTTCGTATATGAACCCGCCCCCGGACAAAATTATTTCGTCGCCGTTACCCGCCGCCACGGTTTTCCGTCAAACGAAGCAACGTTTAAGATTGAAGCAACACCCGTGGGAACCGCCGTTGCAATCATTCCTAACAGGCAACTGCCTGTAAATGGTTCGTATAATCCCGACCCCCAACGGGACGTTACGGATTATATCCCCGTTGCCGGAAAGCAATTAATTACAATGAAAGGTAACGGCAAATTGGTATCGTGCGCAATTGCATTTTACGATACCAAACAAAGTGTTGGCGTTGTAGTTGGCAGTTATACGCAATATGCAAACGAATTTTCGGCGCAAGTTCCGGCAAACGCCCGATATGCGGTTATTGTTACCCGCCGCCCCGGTATGACGGATAACGCCGATACAATCAGCATTGAAGTTGTAGGAACCCCAACGTTAATGTATTTCGGAAACGAGGTTTACAACCCGGCACAGGATACCGAATTAGTAAAACAGATTGCCGAAAAAGTCGACGTTCAGAATATCAATTTGGAGGGTAAGAAAGCCGCCGTATTTGGTTCGTCAAATACAACCCAACATTACGGTATTTGGTTCCAAGACTTATGCGATTATTTCGGCATGGATTACAAAATATACGGTATTGCGGGCGCAACGTATCCAATTGTTCCCGGCAATAACGTTTGGAGTGGTGCAAGTGGAATTGCCGAGGAGGTATTGGGACAACCAAACAGCATGGTAACGGAGGTTGAATATAAGATAAATACCGACCCAACGTTTATACCCGATATATTTATGTTCAATTCCGGGATCAACGAAGCAAATTCAAACCCGCCTATTGGGGATTTGGCAACCGTGTTTACAAAAACATTGGATGAAATCCGTAACAGTACGGACACGGCATTTGGCATAAATACGTTAATTGGCAGTATGCGTTGGTGTATTGAAACGCTTATGCGTACATATCCCGACGGGGTATTTATTGGGTTAATTCCGTTCCAAGCCTCAAACGCCGTAACTGCCAATTTCGTTGCAACATTCTTGCAACCTATGTTGGCAACATTCGGTCGTTTGGGTATCCCGGTTATCAACTGTTTGGAGCATGGCGGGTTTTATTCGCAATTTGAGGACACCGCCCCGTACAAATATACCGTCGATTCAGTTCATGTGCGATTAGGTAATAACATAAACGCAAAAGGTCGGTTTGTACAAGCCGAGTTTTTAAAGCGTAATTTTCTGAATGTATATTACCCTAAAAATAACGCACAATGATTTTACAGGAACGCAACATTATTAACGGAGCGACCGTCGCAATGGTCGTCCCGTTATTAGAGTTTTACAACAAATTGACCCCGTTTTTGCTTTTGGCAATCGTTCTTATTGTTGTGGATAGTCGGTTTGGCATAGCTGCCGCCCGTAAGCGTGGCGAAACAATCCGAACGTCCCGAAAATGGAGGCGGGCAATAAACAAATTGGTTGACTATGTTTGTTGGATAACTTTGGCGGGGTTATTCGGTCAAGCATACGGCGAAATATTGGGTATCCCGATATTGTCGGCGTTGTTTCTCTTAATTGTTTACGGGGTCGAAATTTCAAGTTGTTTTAATAATTACTTTGAGTACAAGGGAATTAAAAAACGAATTAATATTTTTAAATTGTTTAACCGCCCGGAGGTCGAAAATTGTATTGAGGACATACCGGACGAAAAAAAAGGAGGACAAAAACAATGAGTAAACCAATTATCATTTTAGACAACGGGCATGGCATGGAAACGCCCGGTAAACGTTCGCCAATTTGGAGCGACCGGACACAGTTGTTGGAATACGAATTTAACCGGGACGTTGTGCGCCGGATTGAGGCGGCATTGAACGAACGGGGTATTGCGAACGTCGTATTGGTTCCCGAATGGAACGACGTTTCATTGACGGAAAGGGTAAAGCGTGCCAACGACATTACCAAAGGCAACAAAGGGGGCGCAATCCTTATATCGGTACACGCCAACGCCGGGGGCGGTACGGGTTGGGAGGTTTACACGTCGCCCGGTCAAACCAAATCCGACCCGTTGGCAACTATATTGTACAACGAGGCGGAAAAGGAATTTGCCCCGGACGGTTGGAAAATGCGTGCCGACCATTCCGACGGCGACCCGGATAAGGAAAGCAATTTTTATATCCTAACCAAAACGAGTTGCCCGGCGATGTTGTCGGAAAACTTTTTTATGGATACGGAAAAGGATTGCCGTTTCATAATGAGTAACGAGGGACGCCAACGAATTGCCAACGTTCACGTCCGGGCAATCGAAAAAATGTTAGAGGCATGAAAAAGTATTTGATATTGGCGGCAATCATTTTGGCAGTTGCCGCCGCCTTATGGGTACAACACGCCAAAATAAAGCGGTTGACCGACGAACGGGATAAATACCGGAGCAATACCGAAACGTTGTTGCAGGACGTCCGAACCTATCAAACAAAGGATAGTTTGAACGCCGCAAAGGTTGGGAATTTGGAGTTAAAATTATCCGAATATAAAAAGTACCGGGCGGACGATGCGGCGTTAATCAAATCGTTGCAGACAAAGAACCGGGATTTGCAGAGGGTTACGACGGCGCAAATGGAAACGATAAACGAATTACGGGCAAACGTCCGGGATAGTATTGTATATTTGCCCGGCGACACGGTTACGACTGTATTACGTTGTATTGAGTATTCCGACAAATGGGTTGATTTTGACGGATGTATTATAAATAATACGTTTTCGGGCAAAATCATAACACGGGATAGTCTTTTAATAATGGAAAGTGTACAATATAAACGTTTTCTTAATTTCCTATGGAAAACAAAACGGATAAAAAACCGTGAATTTGACATTGTTTCAAAAAATCCACATACAAAAATTACCGGGTTTGAGGTTATAACAATAGAAAAATAACTATATTTGCGGCAAACGGGGATAGTTCGGAGTAGCTACCGGATGAAAAAAGATGCAACCACTTTTCCCCGTTTCCCTTTTTTTTGGTTGCTTACTTAAATGGTTGTATAATGGAAATTTGGAAAGATGTACCCGGATATATAGGGTTGTATAAAGTGAGTAATTACGGGCGTGTAAAATCCGTTAAGAAACAATTAGTTTTGAAAATATGTGGTTCCGGGAATAGATATAAAACCGTTGCTTTATGTAATGGGATGCGCAAAACGTTTCGATTACATAGATTAGTTGCGGCGGCTTTCATTCCGAACCCGGACAACAAACCATGTATCGACCATATCGACGGCGACCGAGCCAATAACCATGCGGACAATTTGCGTTGGGTTACATATATGGAAAATAACAACAATCCTATTACTAAAAAACGATTGAGTGAAAACAACGCTAAAAATATGCAAGGTAAAAAGGGTGCATTGCATCCAAATTCAAAACCTGTTAGAATGATGAAAAACGGGGTTTGTCTTAAAATATACCAATCTATACATTTAGCCAAAAAGGACGGGTTTAACGATACACTAATAATCCGATGTTGTAAAGGGCGTATGAAAAAACATAAGGGCTATAATTGGGAATACGTATAATAGATATAGCAAGGGGTTGTAATAAGGCGTTGCAATCCCTTTTTCTATTGAGCCATTTTTAGCCCGTTTCCGGGCGTTTTGTTTCAAAGTGGATAATTTACCCGTCCCGCTTGCAAAAGTCGCTTAAATCGAAAATTATAAGAAAATAACTCTTTTGGAACCAAAAACGAAATTTTTTATAGGAAAACACGAAAATAAAAGATAAAACCTTTGGTAATTAAAATAAAGGTTGTATATTTGCAGTACGATAATACAACGACGGGGCGTTTTCCCCGGATATTTAGAGAGCGTAAACAATGGATACTCAAAGCATTTATAACGGATTGAAGTACACAACAAGCGAGATTAACTGCAATTACAAAATCAAAGTTGCCGGAATGGTAAACGGTAAAAAGGTTAATATGTTGGTTGGGGTTGCCGGGTTAATCCGCATTGTCGGCGACATTGAATTGGTTAACCGTCTTTTAAACCGTGCGTTCAACTGTTACGGCGACAAAGAGGTTTGCAAATTGCGCCGAGGCGTCAAAATTACGTTCTATTATTCGTAAACAACGACCGGGCGTTTTCCCGGCAACAAATAATAATTACCGATATGACAATTTACCACGTATTCAACGAAAGCGGTTACAGCGAGGAATTTTATAGCCTAACAGCCGCAAAAAAGGCAATGAAAGAACACAATGCCAAAGGAACGAAAACCAAAGTTTACAGCAACGGCGATTGGGAACCATGCGGAGAAATCGTTTTGAAAGGGAGCAATAAAACATTCATGGCAAACACCCGCCAAACCAAACCCGGATATTAATAACCCGCCAGGGGTTCGTCCCCGGCACAACAAAAAAGATTATGGCAAAGTACATTTTGAGCAAACAAGCCAAAGGCAAAAAGTTTCAATACACAGTAACCGACGAAAGCGGCAATATTATTTCAACGAGGACGTCCACACGGGATTACGTCGCTTGCACCCGAACCGGGGAATTTTATTTTGGTCGGTTGGATTTAATCGGCAAAGGCGACCACGGGCGGGCGTTGAGTTCGGCAACGGCAATTGTCGTAAACCCGGAGGCGGCATATAAGAAACAAGCCGCATATTTTACCCCGGATTACCGCCGCAAATGGCTTGCGGAAAATCAGTTTGACAAATGGGTTGCCGACCATTTGGATTGGGCAAAAAGCCGTAAGGAGGCATTGGAGGCAATCGCATATTTACAGTAATAACCAAGCCGGGGGAGCAATCCCCCGGCATAACCATTTAGGGCGATGAAAGGATTTGAACATAAGATTGGCGCAACGATGTTATACAACAAGAAAAAAGTAACAGTTGTTGCCCGTGAAAATGAGGACGATTGTTTGTATAAATGCGTGTTTCAAAACATGGAAACGGATATTTGCCGCCACGTTTGTTGCACAAAAGACGAACGAAAAGACGGTAAAAATGTATATTATGAAAAAAATTAAACGTTACCGTATAACGCAAGCGTTGTACGACATAATCCAAAAAGCGGACGGCGGGTTGTTCCTACTTTATACCCGCCACAATCCCGGCGATGTGTTGAACCTATTGTTAGACGGCAACGATATTGGGTTGACGTGCCGGGTTGAAAGTATGTTTGATAAGTATTACAGATATTGCAAAGTGATTATAAAATGAAAATTGGATTAGTTGATGTGGACGGGCATAGGTTCCCAAATTTAGCATTAATGAAAATTAGTGCATTTCATAAGCAGAACGGCGATTGTCTTGAATTTGCTGTTCCAATGTTTGGAAAATACGAATTAGTTTATATGAGTAAGGTATTTACTAATACTCCTGATTATTTGTATTCATTTAATTGTGAAATACAAAAGGGAGGCACCGGATATAAAGATTATGGAGTATTACCGCCTGCAATTGAACATATAACGCCGGATTATTCATTATATGGAATAGATTACGCTATGGGTTTTCTTACAAGGGGTTGTCCTAATAGTTGTTCATGGTGCATCGTCCCCAAAAAGGAGGGCAGTATTAGAAAAAATGCAGAAATTAATGAATTTATTGCAGATAAAAAGAAAGTTGTTTTGTTGGATAATAATATATTGGCGTCTGATTGGGGTTTATGTCAAATAGAGGAATGTATTAAGTTAGGAATTAAAGTTGATTTTAACCAAGGTTTAGATGTTCGATTGATTGCAGGAGATAAGTATATTATTAAACTTTTGAGCCATGTAAAATATATAAATTATTTACGTGTAGCCTGTGATACAAAGACGCAATTACCCTACATAAAACAGGCTGTTAATGAATTAAAAAAATGTTGGAATAAAACCATATCGGATATTTGTTTATACTTTAATTCGTGATTTTTATGATAGTATATATCGTATTGAGGAATTAAAACGATTGGGAGTTAAACCATTTGCACAACCGTATTTAGATTTTGATAAACCAAATATAAAACAATGGCAAAAAGATTTAGCAAATTGGACAAATAAAAAATCTGTTTTTTATAGTTGCGAATTTAAGGATTTTAGCCCCCGCAAAGGTTTTAAATGTTCCGAATATTATAACATGGAAAATAAATAATGTTCTTGATAAATTAAGAACCCCCGGAACGTAACAAATACGCCGGGGGTTCGGTACGCAGTAACCGAGAGCGATGTAATGGTAATGCGGTACGACAAAAGTACGCAATTATTCCGATTTGCAAGCGTTCCGGGATAATAAAAGACAAAAACAAAAGGTTTATTTTTGGTAGTTAAAAATATATTTGTATTTTTGCAGAAACAAAACCCACCGGGGGGAATACCCGGCAAAGATATGATAATAAAAGAGAGCGAAAATTTAAAGAAATTGGCGACCCTTTCCGGGAAAACAGCCAACCAAGTATCCGAAACAATCATTATGGAGTTAGTCAACCGCAAAATCATTGAGGACATACCCGACAATTGGGGGTTATCCGTGTCCGATTGTTACGACCGAGATATAACACTTTCCGAGGTTGTGGAGATTATCCGGGCAATTGGTATTTCCGTTGTTCGTTCCGAACATTTGGACGCTTTGGTTGAGTGTATATTGATTGGTTCCGGGGATTGCCCGGAGTGTGGCGGGGAAATGGAAGTTACCGACGGCGAATATAAACAGACCGGAGGGGACGGATATTTGACGCCCCCGGAATATACCGCACTTTGGGAGGAAAAGACGTGTACGCATTGCGGTTATAAAGAGAGCGACGAACCGAGTTATTAATATAAAAATTTGCAGAAATGAAATTGAAAGTAAACGAAGCAATCGCCCGTTCTGAGGCGAACGGGAAAAAGGTTTTGAAAAAAGACATTGCCGCCCGTCTTTTTCCGGGCGTGGCGGATAGTGCCCAACAGGTCAATATGACGAATTTATGTAACGGAACAACCAAACGGATTGTCCCGGAATGGGTCGTTATTATTTGCGAAATGTTGGATTGTTCGGCGGACTATTTATTTGGTTTGAAAGATGAATAAATTTGCCCGCATTATGGATGCGATCGGGGACAAAGTGTTTTCCGAGTTGTTCCAAGCCAAAGCAATGATTGTAATATTTGGAATATTAGGCGTTGCGGCTTTGATTGGCACGTATTGGAACCCGTCGCAATTATTTGTTTCGGCAATGTGTGCAATTATGGTTTTATGTGGTTTGAGTGAATACCGTAAATTAAAAAGAAAATGAGAGTAAAGAGCGATGCACCGGGCGACCCGGTAAAACAAACGGTTGGAACAACGGGCAATATTCCCGCCGACCAATTCCCGGAGATAACCGAGGAACAACAACAGATAATCCCACCGTTTGCGGCAATGGAGCCGGAACAACAAACCGGAGCGTTTGAGATTGTGCCGGGCATGACGGTTGAGGAAATGACGGCAATGTTTTTCAACGTCGATGCGTTGATTGAACCGCCATATAAGATTTGGCAGTTAAACAGCAAGGGGCACCGTTATTATTATCGTTACGACGAAAACGGAAACCCGGAGTTTTTCCCGTCTGTTACAACCATTTTATCGCAGACGTTACCCAAATCGCCGTTCCTTATCAAATGGATTGCCGATAAAGGGATTGAGGAAAGCGAACGTTATAAAGGCGAACGGGCGGCGTATGGAACGTTCATGCACGCCGCATTTGAGGAATTATTGATTAACCGGGCGTATGATTTGGACGGATTGAAATCCAAATTGAAAGAATACATTGAGGTTAACAGATTGCCGGACGACTTTATTTATTACGCTGACGATTTGAAAAAGGACGTATTGGCGTTTGCGCAATTCGTTTTGGATTACGACGTTAGACCGTTAGCGGTCGAAATTGCGTTAGTACACCCGTATTACAAGTATGCCGGAATGATAGATTGCCCGTGTACCATGTTGGCGAAAATCGGCGGAACCGACCGGATAAACGCAATTGTCGATTTTAAGAGCGGGCGCAAAGGATTTTACGAGGAGGCGGAAATACAATTGCACCTTTACCGGGATATGTGGAACGTTAATTTTGAGCAATTCCCGATTACAAAGGTTTTCAATTTTTCCCCGAAAGATTGGCGCAAAAAACCGTCCTACAATCTAAAAGACCAAACAGACAGCCCCAACGCAAAGAAAATCCCGGCATTGTTGGATATTGCGGCGATTGAGGACGAAAAGAAAGATAACATATTTACCGCCGTATCCGGTGCAATCGTATTGGACGACGCCCCGGATTTGACGCAAAACGTTATTTCGTTGACGTTGGCGGAATTGGTAAAAACCAAAGCCCCAAAAGATAAGACGCCGGACGAACAAACAGCCGTAACCGCCGAGGACGTGAAAGCTGCCCCGGAACCGGAACCCGAAAAGCCGAAAACAAAGATTGTCAAAAGAGCGTCCGCAAAGGCGGAAAACAAGCCCGCCACGGGCAAAAAGACAACCACGCAGGGGAATACTACCCAAAAGGACGAAAAGCCCGCAAATGAGCCAAAAAAGGGCAAAAGCGAGAAAAAACAAAAGTTATTGAACGACGACCCGGAAATTTAAAGTATAGCTATGAAAACAATAAATAAATATCCGTTATCGGATTTTTGCGAAACAATCAGTATGCCGCAAGGGGCGCAAGTTCTTACGGTAGAATCTAAAGGCGGCGGAACATTTGTTTGGGCGTTGGTAGATACTGACAAACCAATGGAAAAACGGACATTTGCCACAATAGGAACCGGACACGATGCCGGGAAATATGACGGCGAATTGATTTATATAAATACACTTTTCAAAGGAGTATTTGTATGGCATATATTTGAAGTTAAATAAAAACAGATAGAGCGATGAAAGGACGAATTGCACGACCGGAGGCACAAAAGTCCCGGTTAATATTGCCCCGTGTGGGCAAAGTTAAAATTGGAATGAAAGGGGCGAGCGGTTATCCGCAAAGTGTAGATTATTTCATACCAACGGGAAAGTATGCCGGGTTATTTACACAGGCATACGGCGAAAAGCCCCAAACAATACAAATTGTTTTCCCGGACGACGACCCCGCCAAAGTATGTTGCGAACAATACGAATACCGGGACGACGCCGGGCGATTGATTGCACGGGGCGACGGGGAAACGTTTGACGTTTGGGACGGCAAAAAGTACGAAACGTTAACGGTTACAGTTTATCCCACTTTAATGGCGGGCGTAGCAAAGAAATACCCAAATCGGAAAGCCCAAAAGGGCGGCGACGGTTGGGACGTTACGTTGACGTTGAATTTTATTTGCCCGTTGGTTCGTGGTGTCGCCGGGGTATGGACTTACGAAACAAAGGGTACAGCGTCAACAATCCCCAATATCCGGGATACGTTCGACGGAATGTTGGCGGAACGTGGATTTTGTAAGGGAATTATATTTGATTTGAACGTACAGTTTGCGACGACCCAAAAGCCGGGCGACAATTCCCGGTTCCCCGTTGTGTCGTTGGTTCCTAATGAGAGTGCGGACAACGTATTGAAAGTAAAACAGGCATGGAAACCCGTTAAACAGTTGGAAAATGAGTAATTATTGTTATATTTGCAATGAAAATACAAACGACTACCACCGTTTGAAAGATATTGCTAATTTATTTAGCGAAAAGCCCGTTTTCCGGTGTGTGGTAGCCCGGATTGCGGGCTTTCTATTTATAGTTATGGATTTTATTGTAAAAAAAGAATGGATTAACGGCTTATCTTTGAAAGGTAATAAGTTAATGATTTACGCAATGATACACGGGTATTGCGTGAGTTTCGGGGAATATTCAAAAGGAATTTTGTATATATCTAAATATTTAGGTATAAATAAAAGTACTGTAATTGATTGCCTTAAATGGTTATGCCAAAAGGGGCTATTAATAAAATCAGTTCAATCAGTTGGCGAACCGGATATTTATAAAATTGTAGCCTTATGAAATATACGATTTTAATAAACCAATACGCCGCCGTTAATAGCGGATTAGATTTGGATTTAATAGATTTGGCAATATTCGATTTTATTAAAGATTTTGCGAATTGTACAAATTGCGTTAAGATGCACACCCCGGAGGGTATATATTTTTGGATTTCCCATAAGTTAATATTGGATGAAATGCCGTTATTGAATATCAAAACAAATAAAGGACTTATAAAACGGATTGACAATTTAATTAGGGCGGAAATTCTGCAAAAACATCCCAATTGCGAATTATATAATAAAACGCTTTATTGTTTTGGGGAAAATTACGAACTATTAACATTTACAGATAAAGCAACAACAATATCAACCGAAGTTTATACCCCTAAACAAAAGTTTATACCCCCCCTAAACAAAAGTTTAGAGGAACCCCTAAACGAAAGTTTAGGGTATAATAGTAATAATATAGATAATACTAATAATGATAATAGAGATAATCCCGCCAACGATGTTGTCGAGGATTTGTTCCCTGACGAACAATTGGAGGTTCAGAACGATAAAAAGAAAACAACCATATTCCGCAATTCCGGGGTTTTCAAGTTGGTAAAGGGCAACGATTATTCCGAGTTTGAAAAACTGTTTGCGACGCCGGAATTTGCGCCCGTGGATTTGGTTTATTACTTTCATTCCGTCGCCGATTGGTCGGACACAAAGATTGGAGTAAAACGAACGTTCAACGGTTGGGTTGCTACGGTTCGCAATTTCATACGGGGGGACGTTGAAAAGAAAAAATTACATTTGAAACCCGAACACCAAGCCCCGCAAAACAAATTGAATGTTAGCGGCGCAATGGAGTTTTTAAAGGATTACGATTAATGGGAAATTTACCGGAAAAAATACAGCAAGCGACGGTTGCGGTTGCGATATACAACCCGCCGCCCGGAACCAAAGCGATTGCAATACGTCGCCAAATGGTCGAGTTGCCTGAGGTTGCCAAAGCGTTAACCCAGGTTGAAAAGTACATTTTTGCGGCGTCCACTAAAACGCAAATTTGCGAAATGGACGACGGGGCGTTGGTCGAAAAAACGGCGCAAATGTTCCGGTTTATTGCAATGGACGTTGGGTTTAGGATACCCACGGAGCAAAACGATTGGGCGTATATGTGTACCCGGTTGTTGGATATACTCAAAAAATACTATTCGCAAATGACATTGGCGGATATTAAATTGGCTTTTGAGTTGGCAACAACCGGGGAGTTAAACGAGTTTTTTCCGAGAGATAGCAACGGGAACCCGGATAAAAACCATTACCAACAATTCAACGCCGATTATTTCGCAAAGATATTGAACGCATACAGGCGAAAGCAGAACGGGACAATATCCAAAGCGTATGCGGCTTTGCCGGAACCAAATCGGGAAATAAGCCCGGAGCAAAAAAAGCAATACCACAACGAAACGGTCGAGCGTTGCCGGAACGCATTTTTGCGATACAAATACAGGGGCAAATATATTCCATCTATGTTTGACGATATGTTTATTTACAATTGGTTGCACGCCGTCGGATTGGCGGACGATGTACAGGAAACCGAGGACGACCGTAAAACCGCATTGTCCCGGTATATGCAACGAGTTGCCGCCGGGTGGGTAAACCGATATACAGCCGAACACGTCCGCCGGGACGGAACAAAGAGCCGGGAAATTGATTACACAGCGTTTGAGGTTGCCCGCCTCAAAGAGATACGAAACGCATTTGCCCGCATGGTTGCGGAGGAATTGCAAGTTGATAATTATTTGACTTATTGGAAAGATGAACACAATAACGATTGATTGTATTATTGGCATTGACCCCGGCAAAACCGGGGGAATTGCTGTTTGGCGTCCAAACCACAAAACCGAGGTTATCAAAATGCCGGGCGACCTTATGGAGTTGAAACAATGGTTTGAGTATATGAAAAGCATTTGCCGCCCGTTGGTATTCGTCGAAAAGGTGCAATTGCGCCCGGACGATGTAAACGACAACCCCGGCAAAGCCTTTCGAGTGCAAAAACTGTTATCCGAGTTTGAGAAATTGAAAACTATTATTGCGATGTGCGACGTACCGTTTGTTTTGGTACACCCGCAAAAGTGGCAAAACACCCTTAAATTACGGGTAAAAGGGGAGGAAAAGCCCGAACGGAAAAAGCGATACCAACGAGCCGCCGCCGATTATTACCCGGACGTTAAGGCGACATTGTGGAACGCCGACGCCCTTATGATATTACACTTTGGACGGTACGTTTTGCAGACCCAACCGAAATGGGTATTGGAAAATTTACCCGCAACCATGCACGGAAAACTATTTTAAGCCCGTAGGGGCGTTTTCTCTTATCAAATGGGTAAAGATATGGCAGACGATAAAACAACCCCGCAAATCGAAAATTTGGCGGAAATAACATTACCGGAATTTGTGGAAATGGTAAAACAGATGCGCCACAACCAACGGAGGTGCGAACGGAACGCAACCCCGGAAAAGGTCGCAACCCGGAACGGTTGGGAACAAAAGGTTGACGCCGTGGTTGCCGTATTGACCGATACACAATTGAAATTATGGTAAATGAATACATTTATTTAGGCGACCGATTGACCCGCCCGGAATTGCGACGTATGCCGTGCCGGGCGGTTCGTCGTCCTAATGGAAAGTGCATACGAGGACGCAACGGTAATATGTTGGTTGAGTTCGACGGCGTGGGTAAATGCGTTGTGTTGGGGCGGCTATTATAGAAAATCAAAAAATAATCGAAAATAAAAGGATTTATTTTTGGTCGTTAAAAAACTTTCCGTATATTTGTGGCATAAAATAACACCGACCGGGCGGGTTCCCGGAACAAAAAACAATAGAGCGATGATTATTAAACGAATGGAATTGTTGAATTTCCAAGTAATTAAGGAGTTCAACGCAGATTTTGAGGGTAATGTATATTTCATTACCGGGGACAATGAGTTGGGAAAATCGACCCTTTTAAAAGCAATCGGCGCAATGTTGACTGGGAACCGGGATGCCGTGTTGCGCAATGGCGAGGACAAAGGGTTTGCCAAAATGGTTGTCGGCGACGACGGCGAGGAATACGAGGTTGAATTGCGATTTACCAAAGCCAACCCCCGTGGCACGTTATCAATCAAACAGAAAACAACCGGGATGCGGTCGGACAACGTAACCATGTTGCAACGCATATTCGGTTATACGGATTTTGACGCCGTGGAGTTTTCCCGTTGGTCGGAAACCGCCGAGGGTCGCCGTAAACAAATTGAGGTCGTAAAGGCTTTGTTGCCCGAAAAGGTGCGTAACCGTATCGACGCAATCGACGCCGAGGTTACGACCGTTAAGGAAAAGCGAAAGGACGCCAACGCCGAGGTTAAGACGTACACGACCATTTGCGCCGCCGCCGAAAAGCAGTTGCGCCCCGGCGACGTCAAAGAGTATGCCGAGAAAAAGGACATAACGGCGTTAATGGAGGAACAAAACGAAAACGCCCGGTTGATTGAAAAGGCAAAAACCGTTCGCCAAGCCCGCCAAGAACGTACAACGCAGTTGGAGCAAATCCCGGAGCGTATCAAAAAAGCCAACGCCGACTATGCCCAATCCGCCGCCAAAATTAGGGAGGATTTGGAGTGTGAGAAAAAGGAGGTTGCCCGCATTATCGCCGAGGCGCAACAACGTTTGGCGGATGCAGAAAAGGAGGCGGATACGTCAACCAAAGCGATAAAAAAGGAGTTAAAGGACACGTTGGCGCAAATCGAAACCGACAAAGCCGATTACGAAAAGCGCAAAGCCAATGCCGACAAATGGTTGGAGGAATACGAAAAGAACAACCCGGAAAATTTGGATACGGCGGAACAACTGAAAAAAGCCGAGGAACACAACCGTATCAATGCGTTGGTTGTCGATTACACGATCAAGAAAAAGCAACGGGACGCCGCCGAAAAGGTCGCCCGGACATACGACGACAAATTGGGCGAATTGGCAAAGGAACGGGAACAACTTATTGCGACGTCCAAATTGCCGATTGAGGGATTGACATTCACGGACGACGGGTTGGAATTAAACGGCGTGCCTTTCGTCGCCGGGAAAGTTTCAGACAGTCAGATAATGGAGGTTGCCGCCAAATTGATACTCGCAAGCAATCCGACCGTTAAGGTATTCCGCATTGCAAGGGGCGAAAGTTTGGGCGAAAAGAGATTGCAAACCATTATCGACATTGCCCGCAAAAACGGCTTTCAGGGCTTTATTGAGGAGGTTAAGCGAGGACAAGACGATTTGCAAATTGAGGAATACGAGGAAAACGAATAATAACCGGGGGCGCAATGCCCCCTTAATACCCAATAACAATGGCTTTTACATTGAACGAAAATTTGAAACGTTGGGCGGAACAATACGAAACCGCCGATTTTATCAACGCCGACCCCGTACAAATCCCGCACCGTTACGATAGCCGGGTAAATATCGAAATATCCGCCTTTGTTACGGCGTGGATTGCGTGGGGAAATCGTAAACAGATAATCAAAAAGGCGGATTTTATCGACCGGAAAATTTTCAAGGGCGAACCGTATCATTACATTGTCGGCAATACGGTTGAGCGGGGGAACCGCCCCGAATGGGAGCAATACCAAGGGAGTACCGATTGTTTGTACCGGACGTTTACGTTTGGCGATTTTCACGACCTTTGCGCCCGTCTGTATGATGTTTACACGTCGGCGGAAAACATGGAGGCGGTAATAAAGAAAGCGCACGAAACGAATGGGGAAACCGCATTAGCAACGCTGCAATCTTTGTTCGGTTCCGTGAATGGTATCCCGGATTTTGAAACGCAATCGGCTTGTAAACGGTTGTGTCTGTTTTTGCGTTGGATGTGTCGCAAGGGTTCCCCGGTTGACTTTGGATTGTGGGACGTATGCGATCCCCGCAATTTGATTATTCCGTTGGATACCCACGTACACAAACAGGCATTGCGGTTGGGGTTGGTAAAACGCTGGACGCTGGATTTGACGACCGCAATAGAGATTACCGAACGTTTCGCCGAGATATTCCCGGACGACCCGGCAAAGGGCGATTTTGCGTTGTTCGGTTATGGCGTCAACGGAGCAACCGCCGACACAATCAAAAAGGTAACGAAAGCCGTAAAAGGCTTTGCCGAGGCGTCGAACGAAGCCGCAACGGTTATGGCAGACGCCGAAAAACATTTGCCCCGTACCGAGGATGCACCGGAACCGGAGGAGGTCGCCCCGGAACCCGTCCCGGAGGAAACCCCGGATAAAAAGGTTGCCGACATGAGTATTGAGGACGTATTGTTGTTACCACTCTTTTACAACAACGTGGCAAAGCAAATTACAAGCCTTTGGAACGACCGGGAAACCGCCCGTATGAAAGCCGGGAAACGTGGCGAAAAACTCAAATCGCACCCAATCGACAAATTGCACGCCGCCGGTAAATTGGTTCCGGGCGATTTTGTCGTATTGTTTGCACAGGTGTTGGATAAGGTCGCAACGGGATATTCCACAGCCGACCGCCAATTTATCCGGGATTTGGGTATGATAGCGTTTAACGAAACCATGCAAAAGTTATTGGACGATGAAAAGGAGAGAGATAACAGCGACGGGAACGATTAACCAAAACGGCGGGTTGGCAATGTATATGGGCGAATTAAACGCATTTTTTGCCCTGCATAAAGGTAGCCGGGTAATTGCCCGGTTCGTCGTTGCGTCCCCCGGTTCGTCCGCCGCCATCAAAGGTTATTATTTCAATTACGTTGTACCCACGTTTAAACACGCTATTTGGGAGGCGGGCGAAAGGTTGACCGAGGAGCAAACCGAACGTCGTTTGCGGGAATGGTCGCCGATTATGCACGCCGAAACGGTCGATTACGATACGGGGGAATATACCCACGAATTACGGGAAATTGCCGATTTGAGCAACGCCGAGTTAATCGAACATATCGAAACCATCAAACAGTTAGCCGCCGAGGAATACAACGCATATATTGACGACCCGCAAACCCTTTGATTATGTTTTGCAAGTGCGGCGGCAAACGCAAAGATTACCCGTTAACGGGTTGGCGGGTTATCCGGTCGAAATACACCCCGCACCATTGGAGCCGTTTATATTGCCAAAATTGTAAATGTTCATGGGTTACGGGTGCGGCTTATGTTGAACAAACCCCCGAAAAAATCGGGCAAATGAAATTGAAATTATGAGTTTACAGGATGCCGACCCAATGCCGCAAGGCAAATACAAGGGTCAACAAATGCAAACCGTTCCTTATTGGCATTTGCTTTGGTTGGAGCAACAACCGTTTTGCCGTAAGGACGTCAAACAGTACGTCGAGGAAAACCGGGATGTATTGGAGGTTGAACAAAAGCAGGATAAATACCGCCGAGATAGCGAAAAAGATTAATAACATTTTAAAACGTCGTAACATGAAAGTCTTTAATTTGAGCGATGTTTGTTTTTTCGATTGCGAAACAACCGGGGTTTCGGGAAAGTCCCAAAAATGGGACGTCGATTTTATGGAGTTTCCGCACGTCGTCCAATTGGCATGGTCATTGGGCAACAAAGAACGCAGTTTTATAATTAAGCCGGACAATTACGAGATACCCCCGGAAACGACCGCCATACATGGCATAACGACCGAACGGGCGATTGCCGATGGCGTACCGTTCGCCGAGGTTGTGGACGAATTTTTGGCGGATGCCGCCGCCGCCCATCTTGTATGTGCGCACAACATTTATTTCGATACGTCGATGTTGAAAGCAAACATATTGCGGTATTGCGGCAAAGAGTATTACGACGCCAACGCCGAGGACGCATTGCACAAAGGTAAACGGGTTGATACCATGATGAAAACAATACGTTTTGTCGGTGCGTGTTATTCCAATGGAAAGCCCGGAAAGTTCCCCAAATTGGAAGAGTTGTACGCAAAGTTGTTCCCCGGCGAAATGTTCCCGGCGCATGATGCGTTACAGGACATACGAGCGTTACGCCGTTGCGTCCCGGAATTGGTCGAATTAGGGATTATTGAGCTGAAACAAAAGGAATACCCGTCAGAACAATCCGCAATGAAATTTGAGCCGGAAAAGGGGCAAAGCGGGCGTAATATTCAGTTCCACGACCCCAACCCGGTAACGGAGCCAATCGGAACCGCCACGGCGTCCCCGGAACCCGTCGTACCGGAACCGGATCTGGAACGCCCGGCGACCCCATCAAATCCCACGACAAAGGCGTTATTGGATGAAAACGAATTTTAAGCGCAAATAAAAGGTTTTATTTTTGGTAATTAAAAAACTTTCCGTATATTTGTGGCATAAAATAACACCGACCGGGCGGGTTCCCGGAACAAAAACCGAGAGTATGACAACATTTGAAACCGCAAAACAGACAAAAACGGCTTATTTTATTGAGTACGTTTACCCGATTGACGCATACGGCAAACAATCGTTCTAATCAGTTAGTGCGAACCAAAGATTGCGCAATACTGTATTCAAACGAGAATTTGCAAAACGTGTTTATCGCTTGTTGGCAAATGGATATTCAGAAAAAAGACGTTACAATTTGGTAATAACAAGCCGAGGAGGAGCGGGAATTGTTCCAAACCGAATTGCGGCGTTATGTAACCGAGGAAATTTAAAAACCGAGCGGGGGCGGGTTCCCCCGCAATAAAATCTTTATTACAATGGAAGAAAAAAAAGAAAAGGACGTTATGTTTGTCCCGTCAGAAAAGGCATTTGCATTGTCAAAGGTCAAGTTGATAAAGGACGGCGGGTTGGACGTGCATTATGAAGTTACCGAAACGGTCGGTAATGAGAGATACACGAACAAATACCACGTCGAAAGCGCAAAGGACATACACCCGGATTTAGCGGATTGTTTCAACCGCTTGCGTCCAATCATGGGTCGTATTTTCAATATTACGTCCTTTTTGTCGTTTATTGAAGCCCCGGACACAAAGGCAAACCAAAAGCAGAAAGACGCCGCCCGTGATTTTGCGGACGAAATGTTGAAAGCAATTGAGGTGCGGGGCGTATCCTTTTCCGGTCAAGATGATAACGTAGGCGTTGTATTGACCGGGTTGTTTACCGTATCTAGCAATCAGAAAACCGCCATTAATTCGCCCCGTCTGAAATTCAATACGGAAACGTTCGGATTTGAGGAGGAATTGGAGGAAATCGCTGGGGACATTGAAAACGAGGTTTACGCATTTTTGTTCAAAGGCAAAAAGGCGCAATTGGAATTGTTCGGAGCCGACGGAAACGCCGCCCCCGGTGTGAATGATGCATCCGGATTGTTCCCGGACGTTGACGACCCGGCAACCGAGGGCGACGACAACGACCCGGACGACGAAAGGGCGAAAATGTAATACATGGAGCCGATATTGTTAACAGACCGGGAGGAATACCAATTTGTAACCGATAGGGGGGGGTGCCCCCTATTGGATTACAAACGGTTTACAATGGATATTCGGTTGCGTGTGGAAATCCAACGGGAATTGTTCGGGCATTGCGTTTTTGGTCGTGGGAATATCCCACAGGCAAACGAACGGTTTTTTAGGTGGATTTGGGAACATAAGCCGCACCAATGCGAGGAATGTTTGAAACCGTTATGGCATTATTCCGCCGTTTATTGTTCCCACATATTGACCCGTGGAGCATTTCCCGAAATGGCGCACGATGCAAGAAATATAAATATACTATGTTTTGAACATCATTCATATTGGGAGAATGGAAAACGGGAAACCATGCGGATATATCCGGCGAACGTCCGGTTGATTGAGTTAATGAAATCAGAGTATCAACAATTACAAATCCGGTAAATGAGAACAAAAAAGAGAACAACCGATTACGGGGCAATTTCCCGGTCGTCTGTTAAACGGGATTTTCAAAGGGTACAAAGATACCCCGCCGAGGAGAAACGCCCGGAAATCGCAGATTTACCAAAAATAAATTCAGAACGCCGCATTATCCATATATCCGAAACGAGCGCATACGCTAAATTTGCCCGGTACATTGTTGGTAAATTGGTACGCCTCAAAGAAAAGGCGAATTTGGGCGGTAATTCATGGTATTGCGAGTTTGTACACGACGACGACCGCAAGGCGTTGAACACGGCGGCGGGTTGGTCGGATAATAAACGGCAATACCTTTTCGACGGTATCAAATTTAAAAACTAAAATTATGAGCGTAAACAAAGTTACATTATTGGGACACACCGGGAAAGCCCCGGATTTTAAGGAGTTCGACAACGGGGGTTGTGTGGCGACGTTTTCGTTGGCAACCACGAAACGAGGTTTTACCACAAAGGACGGGCGGAAAATCCCGGAGCGTACCGAATGGCATAACGTCGTGTTGCAAAATGGATTGGCAAAGGTTGCCAATCAGTACGTCAAAAAGGGCGACAAACTGTATATTGAGGGCGAATTACGTACCCGGAGTTATGACGATGCCAACGGCGTAAAACGATACATTACCGAGGTTGTCGCAACCGATATGGAAATGTTGACGCCCAAAGCCGCCGGAACGACACAAGCCCCGCCGCCCGTCCCGGATGCGCCCACACCCGACCAACCCGACGATTTACCATTTTAACACGTTGAGCGATGAAAGAATTTAACGGACTGGTAATATACAACCCAAGTGGTCAAGCCGGGGAATATTCGTATTGGGCGGCTAATTTTTACGTTGGATGTTCCAACGGTTGTACTTATTGTTATTTGAAAAAAGGCAGGGGCAAAAAAGTATTGGGAGGCGATACGGCGGAATTGAAAAAAACGTTGAAAAACGAAATTTATGCAATGCAAATGTTTCAAGCCGAATTAATGGCAAATAAGGAGGAATTGCAAAAATGCGGGTTATTCTTTTCGTTTACAACCGACCCTTTATTGACTGAAACGATAGGTTTAACGGTATTGGCTATTGATTTTTGCCAAAAACACAAAGTTCCGGTCAAGTTGTTGAGCAAATGCGCCGAGGGTATGGAGGCTATAATTAAGATATCCGAGTCGTCCGGGTGGGATGTTTCAAAAATTGTTATTGGAGCAACATTAACCGGATGCGACGAATTAGAACCAAAAGCAAGTCCCAACCAATACCGGGTCGTTGCTTTACAAAGAGCAAAAAACCACGGGTTCCGCACCTTTGCAAGTGTTGAGCCAATCCCGGTTGATTCATTCCATAGGGCATTGGCGGTTATTAAATTGGCGTATCCGTGGACGGACTTGTTTAAAATAGGTTTGGAAAGCGGGGCGAAATATCCGAAACGTGAAATTGATTTGTTTTACAATGCCGTTACGACATTTTGGGAAACTATAAAGCCCGCCGCCCGAATATATTGGAAAGACAGGTTTTTGAAAGCCGCCAAAATAGAGCGGGAGGAATTGCCCGGATATTGTGTTGAACGAAATTTTAACATATTCGGATATGGAACAAAAATTTGAGAACCAAGGGAAACGACCCGACCAATTGGAAAGCGCAAACAGATTGGCGGGATATTCATTTATTTGCGCAATAGTATTAATCATATTATACGCAATTTGGAATGCAGTACAATAACAAAGAATACAACCCCGACCAACACGACCGTTGGAGGGCGTTAACAGTAAAACAGCCGTACGCCGGGGATTTAGTTACCCCGGCATATACAGAGAACGACGGAACCGTTATTGGCGAAAAGTCAATTGAGGTTAGAAGCCGAAACACAACGTACCGGGGCGATATTTTAATTTGTTCGTCAACAAAACCGGAAATTGCCGGACGACAAAGCGGGGTAACATTGGGATTTGTTGAGTTGTACGACGTAAAACCCGTTAAAGATTTTACCCCGGAGGATTGGGTGCAAACACGTACCCCGGTCGAAAAACGTAAAAACATTACAAAGGGTTACGGGTGGTTGATGCGCAACCCCCGGCGGGTAGTGGAATTTCCAATTAAGGGTCAATTAGGAATTTATAATTTGGTTTATACCAAAGGTATTATTGTCGAATATCCAACGGCAATGGTTATGGATAAAGAGAGTTACCAAATGACAAAGGAGGCAACGAAATGAGTAAAAAGGAAATCGGAGTTATCCGAAACAATGGCGATGTACATACGGCGCAAATTGGGTTTCATATTTGGCGGTTTGGTATATGTGTGTACGTTCGGGAATATTGGAAATACAAAAGTTGGTTTATCGTTCCCGGCGTGTCCGTCGATGCGGTCAACGGTTACGACCGTTACGTTGACGTTGAATTGAAAACGTTGTTTGTCGGGGTTGGTATCCGGTTTATATGGATTAAACGAAAGGTAAAACTATGAAAGCCCGGTTAATTTTGCTATCTTTGGCAACCGTATTGTTGTTGTCGTGTAACGCAAGCGACGACGAAATAATGAATTATCAATTTAAAAACGAGGCGATGAAAACAGAAACAAAAAACGTTACCAATCATATTGCCGGGGTTATCCAAAAGAACGCCGCCCAATTTGATTGCGAGATTATCGAAATCGGGTTAACGGGCCGCGATACCGTGCGTATTTCCGTAAAGGGAACCCCGGAAAATTTGGACGCCCTATTTGCATACGCGAATGAGAGTACGGGAACCGCAACCGTTTGACCCGGATAAGGAGTACAAGCCGGGGGAACGTTGCACGTATAACGGGGTTGTGCTTATCGCCGAGGTTTGGACGAAAGCCGCACAACGATTGCACGAACAAAACCCCGTTATATTCCCGTGTCGATGCGCACGTTGCAAAATTGAGAGAACCGATTGCCCGTTTACCGGGCGGCATTGCGACCGTTACAGCCGGAACGACCGTAAGCAAATATATTTCCGGCAATTGTTTCATAAATTCAAAAAGTAGAGCGATGAAAAGCAAATTAACCCCTTTCGACGGGGAGTTGTTGGTTATGATTGCCGACATTATGAAAGTCGAACCCACGGTTGAGGAAAGCGCAACCATATACAAAATTTCCGTTCCGATTGGGGATAATTCCCCGGACACAGTTACGGCGATGCAAAATGCCGTCCGGGGGCGATTGGGTAAACGGTTAATCATGTTAAACGACGTCGATAATTGCAAAGAATATTATGTTGCCTATGTTGACGACGCCGAAAGCATGGCGGACGAAATCCGCACCGAGTACGACGCCCCGGACGCCACGGCGGGAACCCGGTATTGCAGAACCTTAAAAGAGGTTGACGCAATCCAAGTTGACCGGGATAATTTGGAAACCATCAAACGATTTACCGGAGGCGGCACAATGACAATCCCCCGTATCCCCGGAGGAATTGCGATGTATTCGTTTGTTAGCCCGGACGGGTTGATTATCGACACGCCGGAAACGTGGTACATTATCAGAGAGGACAACGGGAAATTTTCACACCGTCCGAAACGGGAATTTGACGCCGAGTTTGAGCCGAAAGGATGCCACGTTGTCGGAAATTACGGAGCGGGGAACCGTTGCGGAGAATGTTCCAATATGCGGCACGACGATTTTGCGGGCGTCGGATATTGCGACACGGTAAAAGATAATACAACGTGCGACCAAAAGGCATGCGGACATTACGAACCTAAAAAATAGATTGAGCGATGAAAAAAGAATTTGCACAGGAATTGGCGGAATTGATTAACCGCCACGGTATCGACAACGATTTGAATACGCCGGATTGGGTATTGGCAAATTTGTTGGTTAGCACGTTGAACGCCCAAAATGAATTGCAAGTTGCCGCCGCTGACGGGGTACGCAATGACGCCCCGGACGACGACGATGTTTGTAATTGTCCGGCGTGTACTTTGCGCCGAGCAATGGAGGCAAAAGGAGCCGCCCGCCCGAAGGGTAAAAGGGAGTACCGCAAGCCGCAAGCGTTCGACGTTCCCAAAGAGGTTGCCGGGGTTGCGGAATTAATCGCCGAGTTGTTCCCCGGTGCGAAAATCGAATTGCACCGTATCGACGTCCCCCGGAATAATCCCCGGAACCGTCGCCGAAATAAGAACAAACGAAAGGGAGGGCGAAACAATGGATAATCCACAACCGGAAAAGAGGTGCGAAACGTGCCGACATTTCAACCCGCAATTCCCGGTCAATGGAAAACCCGCCCCGGTATGTTTGGCAATAAAGACAATGAAAGGGGGAACGGAATACACCAACCCCCGTGGAACCCAACCGCATTGTCGTTGCTCAAATGGGAGGTATCAAAGCAAATATTAAGTATTAAAATATATGGAATTATCCGATTTTATAAAACATTATTTGCCGGATTACGAAAAACGATTTGATAAACTGAAACGGCAATATGAGTGGTGGGATAGAGAGGTTACGAAAGACGTTATAAATTCGTGGTATGCTGAAAACTTCAAAGAGGCATATTATAATTTTCTATCCGATAAATAGAGCAAATAACCCCGGAAACAATCGCCGGGGTTTTGCCGTTTATAGATAGGGAGCAACAAAGGGATGAATATTGCCCGGAAATGCGTAAATTTGACCCGTGGTTGATAGATAACCATAAAGGCAATAAAAGTATTGAGTTAATAACAAAAGCCTCTTAAAATGAAAATTCCCCGCAAATAATTTGTAAAGGGCAAACACGTTTTAAGGAGGGCAAACAGAGAAAAGAACTCAAAGGGAGGAAAGGCAGACCAAAGGACGGAAAGCCGACAAACCGATAAAAGACGCCGGACGGTTTTTATACTCTGTTTGAACGTTAAAAGAGCTTGAACAATGGCAAAGGAAAACAACGGGCGTCGTCGCCCAAAAGGAAATAAGCGCACGAAAGAACAACAACAATATGATGTTGCCTTTTGTGCAAACTTGTTTTTGCGTGGTTATACATACCGGGAAATTGCAGACGCTTTAAACGCTGACTTAAAACGACGGGGTATTGATTACACAATTGCGCATACAATGGTTTATTATGATATGCAAAAATTGTTAATCGAATGGAAACGGGAGCGTATGGATAATATAGACGATTACGTTACACAGGAATTGCGCAAATTGGATAAAATGGAGGTTGAATTGTGGGAGGCGTGGGAAAAATCCAAAACCGGGAAAGAGCGGGTAAAAAACCGCACGTCCGCCAAACCCCGCAAGGTATTAACCGAGGAGGAAAAAACAACGGATTGGTATGGATATGACGAAACGACCAACGAAACGTCCGCCGGGAACCCCCGGTTTTTGGACTTGCTTTTGAACGTTCAACAACGCCGGGCAAAGATGTTAGGATTTGACGCCCCCGTTAAAATTGAGATACCCGGATACAATGCCGGGACGGACGACGACAAACCCAAATACGATGTTAAGGCAATCCCGGACGATATGTTGTTTGCTCTTGCTGACAAACTGCAATCCGCCGAGTTCCAACGCACGGTTATTGAGAAAGGAGGGGTGCAATAATGGCAAAGAAAGCAACCGCCCCGAAAAGAGGCACGACCGTAACACCGGGAACCAATCATATTTGCGGCGACTGTAAACACGCCCGTTGGGTCGAAACACACCAAAATAAGGATTGGAAGGGAAAATATATTTGCCTTACATGTCCGTTTGAACAATGGCATATCTTACGAGGGCGTAAAGCGTGCGCCGAGTTTGAGCCAAAGCCAAAGGAGGTGCAACCATGACGAACGAACAATTATTGCAGATGTACGACGCAATCCGGCAACAACCAGATTTGTTGGTTAAAGCGGCGGCACGTAAACGGCTTATCAACTTTGCCCGGTATATGCAACCCGATTTGGTATTGGAGCCGTTCCACGTCGTTTATTATACCCTTTTGGATATGTTCGCACACGGGCAAATACGAAAGATGATTGTACAGCAACCGCCGCAACATGGGAAATCCGAGGGGTCAAGCCGTAAATTACCCGCTTTTATGTTGGGGTTGAACCCGGATACCAAAGTTTGTATTGGTTCCTATGCGGCGACCATTGCACGGGATTTTAACCGGGACGTCCAACGTATAATCGACACGCCCCGGTATCGTGAATTGTTCCCGGATACCTTTTTGAACGGGTCGAACGTCGTAACAATGGCAAATACCTATTTGCGCAATTCAGATGTTATCGAAATGGTCGGGCGTAAGGGGTCGTTGCGTGTTGTTGGTCGTGGCGGTTCGTTGACGTCTAAAACGGTTGACGTGTCGATATTGGACGACGTGTATAAAGATTACGCCGAGGGTAACAGCCCAATAGTACGGGCGGCGGCGTGGAAATGGTACACAACCGTTGTGCGTACCCGGTTACACAATGATAGTCAAGAATTGATTGTTTTTACCCGTTGGCACGACGACGATTTGATTGGACGGATTGAGAAAAGCGGGGAAATCATTATTGATGTTACGTGTTGGGCGGATTTGCAGAACATACCCGCCGGGGCGTGGGTTCGCATAAACTTTGAGGCATTAAAAACCGGACAACCGACCGAGTTTGACCCCCGACCCGTTGGGGCGGCATTATGGGAGGGGCGACACAACCGTTTGAAATTAGAGGGGCAAAAGGCATTAGACCCGGTGCAATTTCAATGCTTGTATCAGGGCAACCCCGGTTCCGCCGAGGGTCGATTGTATCAGCCTTTCAAAACGTGGGTTGAAAAATCCGATTACGGCACGTACATACGTTCCGGCGCATACATTGACGTTGCCGATGAGGGGGACGACCTATTGTTTGCCGCAACGTATGACATATACAAGTCGGACAATATGGTTTTCAACGAGCAAACAAAGCGCATGGAGCCGTTATTGTTCGCCCTTATTACCGATATGGAAATGACGGACGAAAACACGGACGTAACAACCGTAACCGTCCCGGCAATGATAAATCGGAACGGCACGCAAAAAGTATGGGTTGAGAGCAACAACGGTGGTGCGGGTTACGAAAAGATAATTAAAAAGAAAATCCGGGCAATGACCGACCCATTTTATCAAGGGGGCAATAAGGAAAGCCGGATTGTTACAGCGTCCGCAATGGTAAACCAACACGTTATTATGCCGTTTGGTTGGGAAACCCGATACAAAGCCGTGTACGACCATGTAACAACGTTCTTGCGTAACTTTGATGCCAACACCCACGACGACCCGGAGGACGGATTGACGGGAATATACGAAAAGGAAATTGTAGACGGCAATATTGTTCCGTATGCACAACAACGCCGAGGGGTCAAAAAGCGCAATTAATAAATTTTTCGACATGCGCAAGCGTTATACAAAAAAAGATTATATCTTTGCATCATAAAGTAGGGAGCAAAGGGAAAGCCCCCGGAAAACAAAAATAGTTTTAACGTTAAAATTTAAAGATTATGATTTGTAAGTGTCCCGCAAATGCGGCATTGCCGGATATTCCGGTTGTAGCGTGCCCCGAAACGTTCGGGCAAATTCAAAAAGTCGCTTTTCAGCGATTGACAAAGGACGACGGAACCAAAAACAGTTTCACGGCGTCGGCGGCAATTACCTTGCTTGCATCATGGACGCCGAGATTGTCGGCGGCTGACAGTACCAAAATTGTTGTTTCCCCGTATATCCAAGCCCCGACAGCAGAGGCAGGAGCCGCCCGCACCTTTGGAGGCGGTAACGAAACATTGGGAGGCGTTGAGGAGGTAATAGGACGTGAACCGACACCGTTTACCGGGGTAATGCGTAAAATCGCCCAATCCGTAATTAAAGCAATGAAAGAAATGGAGTGCGAAAGTTACGGCAGCAATTTGGGTATTTACCTTTTCGACGAAAACGGCGCAATCGGAGCGTTGCAGGATGCCACAACGAAGGGAACATATTACCCTATTCCGATACGGTCGTTGTTCATTGGCGACAAAACGTTGGGAGGTTTGGAAGCACCGGACAGCAACGCAATTTCGTGGTCGTTTTTGCCGAATTGGTCGGACGATTTGGCAATTGTCACCCCGGAATTTAATCCGCTTACGGATTTGAAAGTTGTTGTTGAACCCGGCGGATAATGGGAGCCAAAACAACAAAGGTTAGGTTGGTTTGTCCGGCGCACAACCTTTCCGACGAATTTACAATTGAACACGCCAACCGCTTGTTACGGATGCAAAACAACGGCGGTTGGCAATTACCCAAAGACAGCGATTTTAAATTTACCAACAGCAATGGGATTGAGCATAGACGAAATAAGAAAGCGGATAACGGAGCCGAGGAAAAGGGCAACGATTAGCCGGGCGGTTTACCACCAAAACCGTATCAATTTCCACGCTCAAACCCGTATTACGTCGTTCGACATTTGCCAACCCGTAACGGATTTTTTGGCATTTGTCGGCAACCTATTGCCCGCCGATAAATTTAAGATGTTCAAAACATTGTTCCGTTATCCCGTTACAACCAACGGGGTAACGGGCATTTGTTTTGATAAGTTAAGCCGCATTTTTGACGGTCGTAACCCGGCGTTCAACTATCAGTTTATGAATAGCGAACAACGGGACGATTGGGAGTATTACCGCCAAGATGTATTGCATGAACCGGAGGTTTGGAGCAATAAGGGTTGGGAGTATTTCCAAACCGAAATAAACAGCGTCTTAATTGTCGATATGCCGACCGAGCAAGCCCCCGGCGACAAATACCCCGCCCCGTACTTTTATTGGCTACCTATTGCGTCCGTGATTGATTACCGAGCCAACCCAACAACCGGGTTAATGGATTGGATAATTTTCAGACAGGACAATAAAAGGATTGCCGTAATTGACAACGAGCAATACCGGATATTCCGGGAAGCCAAGGGCGGAAATATTGGGGAATTGCTTGTTGAAAGCCCGCACGATTTGGGGTATTGCCCCGCCCGTTTCTTTTGGACGGAACCGTTGAGCCTCAAAGAACCCGATATTAAACAATCCCCGCTAACAAAGCAATTGGAGGCGTTGGATTGGTTTTTGTTTTACCATATCAGTAAACGCCATTTGGATTTATACGGGTCGTATCCGATATATTCCGGGTATGAACAAAGTTGCGATTTTAGCAATGCCGAGAATGGCGACTATTGCGACGGCGGGTTTTTGAAAGACAAACAAGGATTTTACCGATTGGACGCCGCCGGGTTGCTGTTACGTTGCCCGAAATGTGGGGAAAGCCGGATTAACGGCGTTGGCTCTTTTGTCGAAATACCGATACCGGACGGGGACAAACAACCCGATTTGCGTAACCCGGTGCAAATGTTGACCGTTGACCGCCAAAGTTTGGATTACAACGTTGAGGAGGAGGAGCGTTTAAAGAACAATATCATTACGTCCGTCGTTGGAACCAACGAGGAGGTAACGACACGGGATGCCATCAATGAACAACAAGTATTGGCAAATTTTGAAAGTCAAAGCACGATATTAAACCGGATAAAGAAAGGGTTTGAGGCGGCGCAACAATTCGTCGATGAAACGGTTTGCCGTTTACGTTACGGGTCGTTGTTCGTGTCGGCAAAAGTCAATTACGGAACCGAGTTTTATTTGTCGAATGCCACGGAGTTACGGGAACGATACAAGGTTGCCAAAGAGAGCGGCGTAAGCGAGGCGGAATTGGACGCCATGCAGAACCAAATTTTGGAAACGGAGTACCGGAACAATCCAACCCAATTGCAACGTATGTTGATATTGTCGGAATTGGAGCCGTACCGCCATTTGACCCGGAACGAGGTATTGGATTTGTACGGGCGTCAGATTATCGACGAAACGGATATGCGTATTAAGTTGAATTTTGCTAACTTTGTACGCAGATTTGAACGTGAGTATTTAAACATTTTGGAATTTGGGTACAATATGCCGTATAATTCCAAAATAAAGTTCATAATCAATAAATTTAAAGAGTATGCGAGTAAAAACAGAAACCGAGGGTAAGACAAAAGACGTCGATGTTACGAAAGTAACCCCCGAAAACTACATTGTCCCAGACAATGAAAAGCATTTGTATCATTGCGTTATTGAGGTGCGCAAGTTCGACAGCGAAACAGGCAAACGCCTTTCCGTTCCGAGGGTACAGAAATTCGGCAAAAAGATGTACGAAAACAACGTTGCCGAAAATCTCAAAAAGCAGGGGTACACGGTCGTTGTATTGCACGACCCGAACGAATGGTTGGCAGACCAAGCCGAGGAGAACAAAGCCAAAGCCGCCGCCGACGCAAAGGCAAAGGAGGAGGCAGGCGCCAAAGCGAAAGCCGAGGAAAAATCCGCATTGAAAGCCGAAATTTTGGCAGAATTGAAAGCGGCGGGAGTTATCCCGGCGGAACCCGCCAAAGGCACAAAAAACGACGCCAAAGCGAAAGCCGAGGAAAAAGCTGAGGGGCGGAAAGTAACCGATTTTATTAACTAATAATCAAAGGGTAAGATTATGGCATTAACAAGTGATGTATTAAGGGCAAATGAGGTATTATCCGGTTTAACCGACGAACAAATACAGGCGATAACCACGTTGTCGCAAAACGACGAAAACACCGTAATTGCTCAAAAGACGGGCAAAATTTACGGGGATTTGGACGCCGATATTTTGGCGGCAACCGGAGTAGCCAAGAACGGTACGGAAAAAACATACGATTACGCAAAACGTGTATTGTCTGAGTTCAAAGCGAAAGCCGAGGGCGCAAACGGATTGTCCGCCCAAATCGACAGTCTGACGAAAGAAAAGGCACGTTTGGAAAAGGCGATTGCCGACGGCGCAACCGACGCCGAAACCGCAAAGGCTTTGAAACAGGCAAAGGCGGATTTGACGGCGGTACAAACGCAGTTCAACGACCTAAAAACCAAATACGACGAAGCCGAACAAAAGTACCAAAACGAGTTGTTCGGCGTTCGTATTGAAAGCGCATTGCAAACGGCGGTTGCCGGGATTAAGTTCAAACCGGAGTTGCCGGAAAGCGCAACAAAGGTTCTTTTGTCGCAAGCAATCGACAAAATCAAAGCAATGAACCCAGAATATATCGACGACGGCAAAGGCAGCAAAGTATTGGCGTTTAAGGACGAAACGGGCGCACTTATGCGCAATCCGAACAATCAGTTGAACCCGTACACCCCCGCCGACCTTTTGACCCGTGAATTGGAAACAATGGGTATTATCGACAAAGGACGCCAAGCGGCGGGCGGCGGAAGCACACCCCCGGCGGGCGGTTCCGGCGGAATCGGCGGCGGTGCAATCAGCATTTCCGGCGCAAAAACAAGGGTTGAGGCATACGACGCAATTACACAGTCTTTGCAGGGTCAAGGCTTGCAAGTCGGTACAAAACAGTTCGACGACGCAATGACGGCGGCGTGGAAAGAAAACAATATTGCGGCGTTGCCGGAAAAGTAAAGTAACCACGGGTAAAGGGTAAACCCGCATTCAATAACAATTAAAATTTTAAAAGTATGTCATTAATCGCAACAAGATTGCAGAATTGGCGAGTTGAAAACCCGGAATTAGACCGTAATATGACCCGCCCGTGTGAGTATGGCGCATTGGATTTTTTCATTGAACAAACCAACGCCCCGTCCTCAATCATTAACCCCAATTTGCGCGACCGTGCGTTTGCGTCAATGGGCAATACCGTACAAATTCCCGTAATTAGTTACGACGAAAATGTACAGGTATCCAACACCCGGTCGTGTGTTATCGCCGATAACGAAAACACGTCCGCACTTGTAACCGTCGTTTGGGCAACCTATGCGATAGGCTTTACAATGGTTCCCGCCGCATACATGAACAACGAAATTTCGTATGAACATGATTTTTTGCGGAAAATGGAAAAAACGACCCGTGCGTTGGCAAACTCTTTGGATGCCGCCGGGGTTGCCGCTTTGGAAGCCAACAAAACGCAGGTTTTCAAAACGTTGCTCAACTATACGCAGACGGGTAACAGTATCCAAGTTCCGGTACAAATGGCGACCGAGATTTTGGGCGATGTAAACCCGATTATGCGGGCAAACTGTTACCCGGAGTATATCCACATTATCGGCAACGCCGGGGTTGATAGCCTTATCCGTAAACTTGCGCAACACGGCATTTACAACGACGTAAACAAGCGCATGGAGTACGACAACAAGGTTATCCACTATACCAACAACGTTGTTGACGAAAGCGGTAAAATGGGTTCGTTCTATGCAGTTGCAGACGGAAATGTTGGTATCCTAACCCGTGTTGACCGTGAAGCGTTGCGCCGTGCCCGTGCGAATTTCCACGAATGGGACGTTGTACGTTTGCCGTACATTGATTTGCCCGTTGGGTCGCACTATTACACAGGCGTTGGCGACCAATCGGCAATCGCAGGGGCGGCAACGGCAGATTTGACGTGTGCCGTTAAGGAGTATTTCGGATTTTCGGTTGACGTGGCGTTTATCGTTGCTTACAATAGCGACCCAACGACCATTGCAAACCCGATTATCAAAGCCGAGATTGCCGCACGCAACCCGAACGAACCGTTGGGAATGCCTGTTTACGTTACGAACGCCGGGGAATTTCCCGCCGGGGCGTAAGTAAGCCGCAATTGTTTAATCAAAAGGGGGCGGGGATACAAAACCCCCGTTCCCCTTTTTAATTTAACGCAGTATGTACCGGATTAAGGAAATACAAGATAAGTTATTGCACGTCGTCGGTTGGGAACAATCATATAATCCCGCCGAGGCAATCGCCGAGCAATTGACGGAAACCGAAAGCGGGTTATATTTTCAAGGGGCGCACCCGCTTGTAACGTTGGATAATATGGCAGCAATCGTCCCGGACAATTGGGGCTTTCAATACCCGGTTTGGAACGATACAAAGGAATGGAAAGCCGAAACCGTGGTACAATACGCCAACGATGCGGCGGGCAAACCTTTGTATTGGGTTGCTTTGGTTGATAACGTCGCCGAGGTTCCCGCCGAGGGTTCGACCTTTTGGGAGAAATACAACATATTGTCCGACTATTTGGAGCGTTTGACCCGCAACGGAATTTCCACGGCGGTACAAACGTTTACACAAATAAAGGGGTTGGATAAGGAAACAAAGAACCTATTGGAACGGCGCACGTTCTTTGACGGTGCGGGGCGTATCAGAGCAACCCAACCCAATACACACAAGTTGGTCGGGTTTGAAATCGTCCCGGTGCGGGCAATGGGAGTTACCGCCCAAATAAACCGGGTCGGCTTGCAAATGACAGGGGCAACCGGAACCGTGAGATTGTATTTATTTCATTCGTCCCAAATCGACCCGATAAAAACGTTTGATTTGGAATTTACCGTTACCAACGGCGGGTTCCAATGGTTTGAGTTGACCGACTGTTTTTTGCCGTATATCAGCGACGACAACAACGCCGGGGGTGCGTGGTTCCTATGTTACAACCAAGACGAATTGCCCGCCGGAATGCAGGCAATAAACATGACGAAAGATTGGAGCCGGGAACCGTGCGGAACGTGTACCGGGTACGGCAATATTGAGGCATGGAAGCAAATAACAAAGTATTTGCAAGTGTCGCCGTTTATGTTCAACGCCCCGGAAACATTCGCCGAATACCCGGAGTTGTGGGATATTGCGTACACGATGTACACCAATACACAGAATTACGGGTTGAATTGCGAAATAACCGTTGGTTGCGACCTTACGGATTTTATCGTTTCTCAACGGTCAATATTCCAAACGGTAATTCAACGCCAAGTCGCCGCAATCGCATTACGCACGTTGGCAATGAACCCCAACGTAAGGGTAAACCGTAACCAATCCAACGCCTCTAAAATGGAAATTTTGTATGAGTTGGACGGGAATGTTGAGGGTCGCCCCGGCGGTTTGGGTTATGACCTTAAAAAAGCGTTTGAGGCATTGCGATTGGATACGCAGGGTATCGACCGCATTTGTTTGAGTTGTAACAACCGGGGTGTAAAGTACCGGACAACATAATTGGATATGCCGGGGTTACAATCAATATTGGATTTACAAAAGCGGGTTATCCTTGCGAACGACGGGTTGACGTCCGGGAAATGGTTACAACAAATCATTTGGGACAACGAGGCGTATATTGTTGATATGAACGCCGAGGAACAATTGTTTGAGCAGGGAATTAACCGTTTGGGCGTTGATATTATGGATTACGCCCCGTATTCCCCCCTAACCATTGCGATAAAGGAGGAAAAGGGACAACCAACGAACCGGGTAACGTTACGGGATGAGGGCGATTTTGAAAGTAGTTTTTATTTGGAGGTCAACAACACGCAGTTTGAAATAAAGGCGGCGGATTGGAAAACCGAGGAATTGATAAAAAAGTACGGGCGGCAAATATTGGGATTAACAACCGAGAATATCGGAAAATTGATTTGGCAATACATATACCCGGATTTGTTGAAACAATTAAATAATACAATTTACGGCAATGGATGAGTTGATATTGAATGCAAAACCCCTATTAGGGTTTGATAAAGATTATAGGGTTACGGAAAACGGGGATATTATTTCTATGGATTACAAACGTACCGGAGTGCCTAAAAAATTATCCCCGCAACATAACATATACGGTTATGCGATTATTAAACTTATGAAAGGCGGTAAAAGTATAACGTATAAGGTTCATAGATTGGTTGCAATGGCATTTATTCCCAACCCGGATAATTTGCCACATATCAACCATAAAGACGAAAATAAGTTGAACAACAACCCAAACAATTTGGAGTGGTGTGATAACCGTTATAATAACAATTACGGGACACGCAACAAACGAATTTCAAAAGCAGTTACCAAAGTTTGGGAATTAAGAAAACAAGCAGTTTAATATGGAACGTGTACCGATAATAAAGAACCCGGAATTATTCGACCGGGTTATTGCCAACATACAACAAGGATTGGCGGACGGCTTGCCGTGGTTAAACTATTCGTTCGGACGTGCGGAACGGTTGGTTAAAACCATACATGGCAAACGATATTACACCCCCAATATTTACGTCGGCGGCAACGAATATATGTTGATTGCCCCGGATAGTAAGATTGGGAATTTTTCGTTTTTCGTTGTGGACGACCCGCAAAGCATAAGTTGGTACGCCGGGGAGCCGAGCAAATACAAATCCCCGTTTTCGATTATATTTTGGTTTGATATGCGCACCGTAACCAACGATGCCAACAACCGGAACCGGGAAAGCGTGAAACAACAAATAATGCGAGTATTGAACGGCGGGTTTTGGTTGCGGGTTGGCAGTATGCGAATAAACCGGGTTTATGAGAAAGCGGAAAATATATTTACCGGGTTCACTTTGGATGAAATCGACAATCAATTTTTAATGCACCCGTTCGCCGGGTTCCGCTTTGAGGGCGAATTGGAAGTTGACGAAACGTGTTTAACAGATAAATAATTTGAGATATGATACAATTTGCATTTTATACCGCCGTGGTCGCTTTGGTTGCGGCGTTCGGGTTAACCCTCTTAAAAAAATGGGGGTGCGTTGAGTGGGTGCAAGTCCACGGCAACGAGTTTTTCGCAAAGATGTTCCATTGCGATTTTTGTTTGTCCTTTTGGGCGGGGGTTGCTTTGGCAATCCTTTTGGCGTTTGTAACCGGAAACCCGGCGTTATTGTTGGTTCCCTTTTGTTCAACCATGATAACACGCATATTGCTATGATTACGGCACAATTGGGCGGGCATACCGTCGAGATATACGACGCAATCGACACGTTGCCGATGTTGCGTTTTCATGCGTATAACAAAATGTTGCTTATCGACGCCGGGGTTGGTTCCGATTTGGCAGACTTTGACAACCATATTGAGAAAACCAAACGATATTGCATTGGGAAAAAACCGGAAATGGCGATACAGGAATTGGAAAATATGCGGCAAAACGTGTATTTCATTCAATCCGGGGTATCCCCCCGGCATTTGGCGTTTTGTGCGTTGGTTAAGTCCGTGGACGGGGAACCGAAAAACGACCTATCAACGGACGGATTGCAAAAGATATTGGATTTGTTCGCCGAGGTTCCGCAAAACGAATTGACCGCCCAATTGGAAGCGGTCAAAAAAAAAAT